ATGATGAAGAACTTCCTAGGGATCTATGATTTTATATGGTTCTTCGGGGTTGTCGAAGATCGTAATGACCCTGTACAACTCGGACGTGTGCGTGTCAGGTGTTATGGTTGGCACACCGATGATAAGAACGAAATACCTACTGAAAGTTTACCATGGGCAATTCCAATCCAAGACATCACCTCAGCGGGTGTCAGTGGAAAAGGTAAATCGCCTACGGGCATCGTTGAGGGATCGTGGGTTATTGGATTCTTCGCAGACGGGCAAGAGGCGCAAGAACCCTATATAATGGGAACGATTGCTGGAGCACCTAAGTTCACAGCAGATACATCGAAAGGTTTTTATGATCCAAATGGAGTATATCCTAAATATGTTGATGAGAGTGATGTTAATAAACTTGCAAGAGGCACTAACACTATTACTGTTGATGCTGATAGTACTATTGGAGCGCCTTCAGCGTCTTATGCGGCCGAGTATCCACACAATCATGTAACAGAAACTGAGAGTGGACATATCATTGAAATAGATGATACGGAAGGTAATGAAAGAATAAATGTTCTTCACAAGTCAGGAACATTTGTAGAAATACAACCAAATGGTGATGTTGTAACACAACAGAAGAATGGTTTTAAAACTGTAACAGGTAATGATAAAATACATGTCACAGGTAATATGGACTTCTTTGTTGATGGTGATATTAACTTTAATACAAGAGGTAACTTCAATGTTACTACGTTTAAGAATGTTGATATCAAATCGAAACGAATAGATTTAAATAGCAACTTTGGTAATATATACTCACCAGAACTTATTGATGATCCAGTAACATTTGAAACTAATATTGTAAATGTAAAGCCTGAAGATGTACCACCAGATCACCCTGCTAATCCAGAACAAGTAGAACCTTCTGATACAGATTATGTTCCTCAATCACCAGCTACTTGCGGTTCAGAAGACAACCCACATAGAAACCCATACGATATAGCGAATCAATTACTAGCTGAAGGTGGTTGGAAAGAAACAGGCAACAATCCTAAAATTAAATTTCTATGGGACGAGATTGGTTATAATGGTTCTCAATATGCAGATCAGACTGCCTGGTGTGCAGTCTTCATTGGTGCTGTTCTCAAGCGTTCAGGTAACAAATATATAAAGACTGCATCATCTCAAGCATATGCTGGTTATGGTAAAGAAGTTTCTCTTGAAGAGGTAAAACAAGGTGATATAGTAGTATTCTTTAGAAAGTCTAGAAGTTCTGGTTTAGGACATGTAGGTTTTGCAACAGGCAACAAGACTGATACTACTGTAGAAGTACTTGGTGGTAATCAAAGTAACTCACTAAATGTAAGAAGTTATCAAATCAGTAATCCTGTAAAAGGTTTCGGTTTAAGAACAATTAGACGAGCAGTATCTTGTGGTGATGGTGAAACAGAAGCACCTAATCCTACTGATACAAGTATAGCAGAATCATCAGGTGTTGGAGGTGCAGTAACATAATGGGAGGTGTAGTTAGAGCAGATACAGATAAGAATGTCAAGCATTTAGATCCTTTGACACCATTACCTCTTCATCAATCACCTTATACTAAAACAGATGCAAATGTATTTGTCAATGGTAAACCTGCAATTGTTATAGGTGATAAAACTACATGCACAGATGAAGCAATAATAGGTTCATCAAATGTCTTTATTAATGGTAAAGGTGTACATAGAAAAGATGATGCTACAAAAGGACACGATAAGTTTCTACCTAGCAAAGCAGAAACAGGATCTGAAAATGTATTTGTAAATGGTGATTAATAGTTATAAATAGACAAAAGTATTTTATCATAAAATGAAGGAAGAGTCAAGTGAATTATCATGATAGTTTGTTAAATCTTTTTGAAACGTATGTAAGAGAGAGTGATAAGTTTGAGAAAGGTAATCTTTCTGCTGGTACAAGAGCAAGAAAAGCTTTAGCAGAAATAAATAAAATTTGTACTACAAGAAGAAAAGAGATACAAGAGAAAAAGAATGCCAGATAGTTCTGAAGTTATATACAGTGATTTTGATAATCAGTTTATCACGAATCCTATTACAAAGTCTTTAAACAAAAAGACTAATAGAGATGCGGTTAAGCAAGCTGTAAAAAATTTAATATTAACTGATTATTATGAAAGGCCATTTAATTCTAATCTTGGATGCAATATAAGAGGTTTCTTATTCGAACCATTTACATCTCATCTACAAGAACAGATGAAACAAGCAATTATAAACGTAATAGAGAACTACGAACCTAGAGCAAATATTATTGATATATTAGTTGAAGATAGGATAGATTTAAATTCTATAGCTATTACAATAGCTTTTGAAGTGGTAAACGATCCAGATGCAGTAGTTCTAGATGTCATATTAGAAAGAGTACGATAACATGTCCGCTAATACATATCTTAGAGTCACCGAAGTAGATTTCGCTGATATAAAAACAAATCTAAAAAATTACTTACGCTCTCAAACACAATTTAATGATTATGATTTTGATGGTAGTAATATGTCAACTCTACTAGATGTATTAGCATACAACACACATTACAATGCTTTCTATACCAATATGTTAGCAAATGAAATGTTTTTAGATACAGCACAACAAAGAGACAGCGTAGTGTCAAGAGCAAAAGAATTAGGATATCTTACACGTTCTGCAAGGGGTGCAAGTGCAAATGTATCTATAACATTTTCTGGAGTTGCATCAAATGTATCTGAATTTGAATTACCAAAGAATAGTTCTTTCACTACAGGTATTAATAATAGAACATTTACATTCGTTACACCAGAATCTAATATTATAAGAAATGTTGGAGGAGCTTTTACAAAAGCAATTACAATTACAGAGGGTACGCCAGTAACACATGAGTTCTTAGTAAATAGTGCATCACCTGTAAAGTATATTTTACCAAATGAAAATGTAGACACTCGTAGTATAAAAGTTACAGTTATAGAATCTTCATCTTCTAGTGTTTCTACAATTTATACTAGAGCAACAAATATACGTGAAGTTAATAATCAATCAACAGTTTACTATCTACAAGAAACAAGTGACAAACAATATGAGATATTATTTGGAACTGGTTCATTAGGTAAGCCAGTAGAAGATGGTAATATTGTACAAGTGGAATATAGGGTATGTCATGGCACACAAACTAACGGCGCAAATACTTTCTCTATTGATAGTATATCAATTACTCCTAGTCACTCAGGCACTAGTCTTTCAGTAAATCAAGTTGCACGAGGCGGAGTAGAAATAGAAAATGTTGATAGTATAAAGTTCAATGCACCAAGAAATTTTAAAATTCAAAATCGTGCAGTCGTTGCAAAAGACTTTGAAAGAATAATATTAAACGAAAACACTAATCTATCATCAGTTGTGGCCTTTGGTGGTGAAGAAGCTATTCCTGCTGTTCACGGAAAAGTTTTTATCGCTATCAAACCACAAGGCGAATTGATACCAACAGCAACACTCAAAGATGAAATCAAGAACTCTATCAAAGATAGAACAATGCTTGGCATTGATCCAGTAATTATTGATCCAACATATCTGTTTGTAATACCCACTATCGTAACATATTACGATACACTAAAAACAAACATAGCTACTTCAGCTATACAAGCATTAATTAGAAATTCTATAACAGACTACTCAACAAATAATTTAGAACAATTTGGAAAGAAGTTAAGATATTCTAGATTTGTACGTGAATTGGATAATACAGATGAAGCAATATTGAATAATGAAGCAGAATTTAAAATGCAAAAAAGATTTGTACCAAGCACAACAAGTGCCACATTAGTAGAGTTAGAATTTCATAATAATATTAAAACATCTTCAATAACATCTTCCCCATTTACATTTAATAATTTTGTAGCACAATTAGACGATGATGGGTTAGGTAATATTAGAATTTTTAGATTTAATACAAATAAAGAAAAAGTTTTTATTAATGCCACTGCTGGTACAATAGATTATTCAACAGGTAAATTAAGCATGAGTAGTTTTATTGTTTCTGCTTTTGATGGTATTGAAATACAAGTAAATGCTGATCCAGTAAATAAAGATATCGTACCTACAAGAGAACAGATAATAATTATATCTTCTGCTGATGCAGTGATTAAAACTGAAGCAGAGGTTAATTAATGTCAGTTGAGGGAAAACTATCATCTCTAGTTGAAAATCAGTTTCCTGCTTTTTATAAAGAAGAAGGGCCAAAGTTTTTGGCTTTTATTAAAGCTTACTATCAATATCTTGAAACAACTGGTAAACAACAAGACACTCAAAGAAATTTAAAAAACTACAAAGATATTGATGATACTCTAGATGAGTTTATAAAATATTTTCGTTCTGAGTTAATGCCTGAAATACCTAACGATGCCCTTGCAGATAAAAGACTACTTGCAAAACGTATCAAAGATTTGTATACAACAAAAGGTACTATTGATTCATACAAGTTATTATTCAGAATATTATATAATGAAGATGTTGAAGTAAACTTTCCAGCTGATCAAATGCTTAAAGTTTCTGATGGCGATTTCAGAATAGACAGATACTTGACAACACATCATGATCCTAGAGTATACTCGTTTATAGGAAAAACAATTAAAGGAACTGACAGTCAAGCAGAAGCTTTGGTAGAAGATGTTAAAAGACTCGTAGCTAAGAATAGGGATATTGATCAAATAATTTTATCAAATGTAAAAGGTTCTTTCACTCATTTAGAAGCAGTTCAGATAAAAGATTTATCTGGAAGTAGTAGCTATTCGCCAATTGTTGAGTGTGGTATTCGTAAAGTCACAATTACTACAGGTGGTGGTGAATATAGAAAAGGTGATATCGTAGATATTATATCATCAAAGACTGGTGCCTTTGCAAAGGCTGTTGTTGTAGATACAAATGATTTACAAAGTAAAGTTAATTTTAATATTGTGGACGGTGGTTCAGGTTATATTACGACTGAAGAAAATCAAGGCACAATAGTAGAGTATATAGGTGGTGTTGGAACATCTCCTGCTACTTTTAAAATATTAGCTGGTGATATAACAGATACTTTTGCATTAAGCTTAAACACAAATAAATTTGCATCAAATTCAGTTTTTGGTGTGACTGCTCCTAGAGTTACATATAGAGATACTTCATTAGGTATAATGAACACACATGCAAACACTTTATTATCTTCACCCGATTTTGGTTTTAGAGAAGCGAGTGAAACTCTTGTATCTGGGACAAACTATAGAACAAACGCAAATGCTGTTATCGTTCTTGCTTCTGGATCTAATCCAGGTGTTGTAGTTGGCGATAGTTTATTTGGTGTAACTTCTTCTGCAAACGCTATAGTGAAAGCAATTCGTAGAGCATATAATAGCACAAACGTGGTGTTAGCTGTAGACACATTTAAAAACTTTCAAGCAAGTGAAACAGTAAAGAAAACTACAGCTACAGGAGCTACTGTAGGAACAGTAGCATCGGGCGGTTTCTTCGCAAACACAATAGGTTATCATGTCGTACAAGTAGCAAACACAGATGGTGGTGGAGGTATAACTCAAGGTGATGAAATAGTAGGTATGGTAAGTGGTGCTTTCGGTGTCGTTAAAAAGGTATTAGATATTACTGCTAGTAATCAATATGATCATAGTGGCAATGGTAGTGCTGATAGAAAAATTATTACTATGCAAGTGACAGCAACTAC